CGAAATAATTATACTAATCATTTTATCTTAAAACATGGCTATTTTTAAAAGTCACTTAAAGCAAGTTTGCTGTAGTCTGTTACTGCCGTCGTTGTTATTTCTTCTTCCTCCAGAGGTTGAACGTCTGCAGCAAGTTCTTGCTCGTCTTCGATATAAGTTTCTTTCTCTCTTATCACACCAACATCCGCAATAGAATTGTCATTGAGGTATTTTCTAAAGCTTGCAATCTTCTTTTGTTGTTTCAAGAATATAGCTTTATCCTCTTCTGTTTGTTCTGCATCTGCAGTGTTGAATGTTCCTAAATTTTCTAGTTTATCAACCAACATGTCATTTTGATAAATGAACACTTCATTGTATTTACCTTCTTCGTCTGGAATGTAATAAGCATCCACCTTCATGTTGTTTGGAGCAAGTTTTTCCAAAACGCTTGTATCACTTAACCACCAGTCTTGATGATCAACTCTGCAATAGCTGTTTCTTCTGATGCTAGTTTCCACTTTTTCACCAATATATCTTGCTAAAACAGCTTTATTAATTGGTTGAAGTGTCGGATTGATGTTTGCCTCAAACACCTGCCAGCGTGTCATGCCTTTGTACTTCTTTTGGTTTGGGTGAAGAGAATTATTCCACTCCATTACGTCGCAAGCATCCTCTAATATCAATTGCTCCCAGGTGTAATATTCTTTGTCTTCGTATGAGTCATTACTAGCATCACTTATTTTCTTGCTTTCAGTACGCCATTTTCCTTTGCCGTAAAAGCGTCCAATGCCTAAATGATTGCGGTGTTCAACTGCTTTCTTTTTTCCACCGTTCATTGGTTCTGCATACTTCTCTTGCGAGTTTTGAGGTGCGCAAAAACGGACAAATGGGAACATCACATCAGCTTTTAAGAAGTTATCTTTCCATTGCGTCATCAAGTGATTTTCAACCTCGACTTGTGCAGGAGTGCCCCAACCGTGCCTGTCAAGTAGTCTAAACATACTTCTAAAGCATTCTATTACGATATCGGTTGTTTTATATCTGTTGTAAGCAAATCCAACTACACATTGACTTGCAACGTCATACGCATAATATGCTTTTGGTCTAAGTTTTGTGTCTTTAAGCTTACGTGGCAAATCTCTATCGTCAAAGCTGACTTTTGAAAGTGAGAACTCTGGAGCATGACGATGAACGTGTGGTGCATTTTCATGCATAAAGCTGGTCCAGCTCTTCAATTTATGCTCAATCAAAACCTTATTATTAGGTTTGTTCATATAGAAGTTTATGGTTGCTTCGCTCAATTTTTTAGGTTCGCCTTTCTTGTCTACAAAGTCTTCTGGGTTAAACATTTCACCAGTTGAGGGGTCAAAGGCTTCAATTTCACCGCAAACGAAAGAAATATACATGTCATGAACTTGCTTTGCAAATGGTTGATTGCCCTGTATCGCTAAACCAAGAATCAATTGCTCTGTTTTGTAGTCAACTCGTCTGGTATTTTGATTACCAAACTTTCCACTTATTAAGCATTTATAGCCTTGTTTCTTAAATTCGTTCACTTTCTTTCTAAAGCGAATAACACTTGAAGGCAGCGTATGGTTAAATTCCTTTTTAATCAAGTCCAGACACTGTGTCATCATCTCCCAGTCATACCTTTCACCCATCACCTGGTGCTGCGCTTTTGCATTGTTATAAAGTGATATCGCACATTGGATCACACTTGCATTGTTGGTGTATTCTAATATGTGTTTTTGTGAAAGTTTTGCACCACATAACTCTTCGTCCGAATAGAAATTATAAGCATTTCTATCATAGATATAGTTATCTTTTATCCATTTAACAAGGCGTGTTATTTCGATATTTGGATACCACTCTCTAACTGCTTCTTTCATATCAGATGGAAGACTGTCAACTGCGACTAAAGCGTAATTACCTAATCCTTTTCCTTGGCGCACAACTACAAACTTCTTTCGTGCAGCCATTTGTTTATAATTTGGCTCACTCAGCAATCCACGTTCAATTAATTCTTTTGAAGGGATGCAAAGTTTATCGTTGTAATATTCTATCATTTTATAAAACAGTTACATTATTGTAGTTTGGTAAACATGGAAGAATCTCTGCATGAAGTTTCTCTATTTCAGAAATCAAATCACTCTCAAATGTCTTTAAGAGCGTTGTTCCTTTTCTTAATTCTGCCTTGCGATTCTTCACTGTTAGAATTCTGTCACCTGGAAGAACTTGTATCATTGTTCCATCGCTAAAGTGAAATGTTTCTATTGCTTTGCACTCGTCACACATCAAAATTCCTCCGTGTAGCATTGCATCTTGTCTAATTGCTTTCGCTGCATCAGAAAAGCCACGCTTTCCATCAAACATTAATGCACGTCTTAAAGTCTTCTCACAAACTTTGTAAATCTTCATTAAGCGTTCTTTCTCGCTTTCAGATGTTAAAATGTATTTCTTCATCGTTGTATTTTTTTATTATTTATATTAATGTGTATATCTAATATTTTTTGTATTTTTGGGGCGTGGTCTTTTATAACCACGTTGCAAAGTTAACAAGAAATCTCGATTATGCAAGAAAAAAAACAAGAAAAATCACAGATAAAGCAAAATATTTTGCAATATCTGCAAGAAAAAGGTATCACAGAAGCGGATTATTACAAGAAATCTGGCACAACAAGAGGGATATTAGGGCAAAATAATGGCATTAGTGAAGAAAATATTGCAAGATTTCTTTCGTTTGCTCAAGATGTGAATTACGAATGGTTATTTTCTGGCAGAGGTAAAATGTTAAAAACAGAAGATAAAGAACATACTTCAAACACCGATTCTCATCTATTGACATCATTAAGTTCTTTGAGATATCACGAAAGAAAAGAAGATAAGCAATCTGTTCCATTATATAATTTTACAGCATCTGCAGGCTTAAGAGATTTCTTAGATAGTAGCGATCAGACAATTATAGATTATATTCAAGTACCCAATCTACCTAAATGCGATGGTGCTATTAGGGTTACAGGAGATTCGATGCAACCAATATTAAAAGCAGGAGATATTATTATCTATAAAGAGATGCCTTTAAATATTCAAGATTTATTTTACGGTCAAATGTATCTCATATCTTATGAAATTGATGGAGATTATTATGTTGTTGTGAAATATATCAGAAAATCTGAGAAAGGAGAGCCATTTATTAAATTGGTATCAGAAAACCCTGAACATGCATCTAAAGATATAGAATTTGGTAGAATTAACGCCCTTGCGCTTATTAAAGGATATATAAACGTGAGCACCATGTGACAACGAAGCGTTTGTTTTGCTCTTTGAAAGATGCTTCGCCCCCACAAAAACGCCCTTAAAAACAGCCCCAAAACACCTATAACTTACTGATAATCAGATATAGAAAACTTTTTAAAAGTGCAGAAAAAGGGGGTATTATCCCCCCCCCTATATGTGTGTTTTTGCTTAGATTATCTTTAAAAGTGGTATTTACCCCCTCCCCCTATTAGGGGGTATTTTGCAGAGTTTTGTAACCCTAAACTTTTATTTTTGTAACCCTAAACTGTAACCCTAACTGTAACCCTAACTGCATTTTTAGCCCAAAAACCAACAAAAAAAGGCAGCAAAATGCCACCTTTCTTCGAACTGCGTTTAAATACGCTTTTAATTTCGTTTTAAGCCCTTTTTATTCACTCCGTGCTACTTCCTTTCCTCTTGCACGTAATAAGCCTATTTTGCTGAATTATAGCACGTTTGCTCACTACTGTACCTCCTCCAGATAAGCCTGCATGGAGCAAATAATTCTTAGTAAAACCTATCTGTTGTGGTGTAAACACTTCAAACACGGCACTAATGCTGCCAAAGTACCAATCCTTGCGCTTTACACCATCTAATCCTACTATCAAATGTACATGTATTACTTTTACCATATTTAGAATGTTTTTATACTGCAAATATACCAAATAATATGTATATGGAAGAAATTACGAATATTTATTTTACGAAAAGAGTAAAAAAAAGAGGGTAAAAACACCCTCAAAACGCCCATTATTGAAGCCTGTTCTGATCCTATGTAACATTTATGTTGCAATTCCTGAAGTTATTAAAGCGTGTCTGTACTATAAATGTACTATAAATGTTACAGGTTTTTACCCGTCGTTTTTTTTGCTCGAAGTTATAAAATACGTCTAACTTATTGATAATTAAGGCTCTATATTTATTTTATTGAAGATTTATAAAGTTACGCATTGTTCTGGGGGTGGTATAAGAGTATCTAATAATTGTGTTTGGCTAGATAATCCTTTCTGAAATTTAAATATTTCTTTAATCTCGTCTTGATGTTGCGAACGTATTGCTTTATATTCACTATTATTGCGAATTCGTATTCCTTCGTCTTCTAGTTGAGCAAAAGCGGCACCAACAGTTTTCAAATTATGCTCTTGCATATAGGCTAAAAGCCCCTTTGAAAGCTTTTCTTCAGAGGCTTTCATTGCATTAACAACATCAACATGTTCTTCTGTAAGAGCGCTATTCTTATTTTTCTTGCTGTCGTCTTCTTGCTTTTCTTGCTCTGCAATGGTTTCTCCTTTACTACTTTTAAAACCTCTATGTTGCGCAATGTGATACAAAGCTCGTCCTAGTTTATATCGATCGATAGGTTGATTAAAGTCTAATTGAACTGAAACCAACTCTCTTCTCAACTGGTATGGACTAGAATAATCGGGCTTTCCATCACCATTAAAATCAAGAATTATCCACGAATGAAATGCTTTATCCTCAATAGGATATTGTCTGAAAAGTTTCTTTTTCTTATCATAAGTACGCCATTGCTCTAACGATTCTGGCGTCATAGGACACAAATTGTTTTTGATAAGCAAGTCGAGTGTAGCCCACAACTTGCGTCTACGACTGTCATTTAATCTACGACCTCTACGATGTGCCGAGCGATCGCTTGCTAAAGAATATTCTCTTCCATTAGTATTCTTACTGACACTCGCATTAAAAATATCAGAAGAAAAGAATTCTAACTGGTCTACTAGGTTATTTCCGAGGTCAGTATTTCGTACAGAAGTACCAATAGAGTTCGTTCCAAGGTCTATTCCAAAATTTTTTTGTGTCATATTTTTAAGGTTTTTATTTGTTTATTCAAATAATAGTTTTATATTTGCACACAGATATACATGTGAAGACTTTTCACAACAAGGCTATAAGCCGAAGATTTCTTGCTCCTGCGGACAACCGTGGGAGCACTGTTTTTATATATAGCTTATAGTTATTCCCTATATCTTTCATTAAGTGTTGTCTTTTACAAAAGTAAGAAAATATTTTAAATAAAAATACATTAAGACAATATTTTTAACGCACCTTACTATTATCAACTCCCCTACAATTGGTTCTTTCTATTTTTCTGCTATAAGGTGTAAAACCCATCTGTAAAATAAGTCTGCCTTAAACTCAATGCAATTAGTACGTAATAGCGGTGAGATTGGCGTTCAATTACAATGCTTTTGAAACGCAATTACAATGGCTTAGGGACGCAAGAGGCTGTTCCTGGAAAAACAAGGAGACGATATAAAGAAAGGAAACAAGGGATTAAAGCTTCTTAAAACTATCTTTACGGAGCTTTTATGGAATAGAACAGGGAAAAGAAATAAAAAAGAACAAATCCAAATGTCGTTATTCTTTCACCCAAATGCGGTTTGCATTGTTCTGTGAAGACATAGAACAAAATGAGAAGTGCCTGCGTTAAATAGGATAAAAACAATATCTGTATTTATTTTTTTACCTATATTTGCAAAAAGACTATTACTTATTAAGCTGAAAAAGAGAATTTTCCTTTCTTTTATTCAT